TTTTAAACCATAAATCTCGTGCTAACATTGTCTTGCGAACACGACCTTCACTTTCATATTTTTTATATAATTCTTTAAATTCGTTTCCATAGACATCACTTAATCCAGGACATTCATGAGGACACATTAAACACCATTTACCATTTTCTTTTACTCTTTCCATAAATAAATCAGATATCCATAAAGCATAAAATAAATCGCGCGCTTTCATTTCTTCATCACCATGGTTCTTTTTAAGTTCTAAGAAATCTTCTATATCAGCGTGCCAAGGTTCTAAATAAATAGCAAAAGAACCGTTTCTTTTTCCCGACTGATTTACATACCGAGCTGTATTATTGTATACTCGTAACATTGGAACAATACCATCAGTTTTTCCATTAGTTCCCTTTATATAAGAATCTTTTGCTCTTATATTATGAATATGTAATCCTATACCACCAGAATATTTAGATATAAGAGCACAATCTTTTAATGTATTATAAATACCTTCAATGCTATCTTCTTCCATTCCGATTAAATAACAACTAGACAATTGTTGTCTTGGTGTTCCGGCATTAAAAAGTGTAGGAGTAGCATGAGTAAAATACTTAAGCGATAATAAATTATATGTTTCTTTTATAAGTCTAAGTGTCTCATTTGGGTTCTCAGTTTTTGGATCACCGTGAATACCAAGCGCAACGCGCATCCACATATGCTGCGGCCGTTCTACAATAGTTGTTCCAGTTTTAAATAAATATGCTTTTTCAAGTGTTTTAAACCCAAAATAATCAATTAAATAGTCGCGACTATAATCAATCATTTCTTCAATTTCTGCTATGTATTTAGATGTAAATTCAAATAAAGAATCAGATAATAATGGAGTTTTTTGTCCATGGATATCTTTAAAATTATATAATCTATTTATAACCATATTATAGTATGGATCAGTATTCTTTTGGTGATTTGAAACAATAATACGACCAGCAAGGGTTCCATAATCAGGATTTAAAGTAGACATTGATGCACACTGTTCAGCTAATAATTCATCTATTTTTGTTGTAGAAATGGTATCAAATAATTGATCAATAATCTTAATTACTAGTTGTTGATAATTAATTTGTATTCCTACTTCTTGACCTAATTTCTTTACTCTAGACAAAATCTTATCAAAAGCAACTTCTTCTAATTCTCCATTTCTCTTAGTTACTCTCATATTGTCAGATGCCACGTGTTCTTTGTTCATTTATATATAAATTGTGATATATCTTTTTAAATATTTATTGAACATTTATTAAATAATAATAAATCAAATAATATTAATTTATTATTATATATAAATGACAAAAATGAACATATATTTATTTCTATTTGCAATACTTGCCTTAGGATTGTTTTTTGCGCCAATACTTAAGATAGAAGGGTTCTCAACTAACAAACAAGATTTAGAAACACCTGGTATATTTCCTGTTTCCGTTGATAAACCATTATTAGACAGTTTTCCCCTAATTGGAAAAGGAGAAGTATCTAATAAGGACTATAGTGAAATTTGGTTTAACTATCCTGAATTTTCAAAGAGTTCATATGAACAAATAACAAATAATTTGCGTTATGTAAATAATCCCGATGAAGGTACTTGTATTAGAGCTGATATGTGTAATGCTCTTTACAAAAAAATAAAAAATAAATCTAATATTATAAAACCATTACCTCCGGCTGAAGAGGGACCTGGTGCTCGTGTTGGTTATTATCGTTCTGAACCCAATTTATTAGCTTTTTCTATTCCTGATAATGAAAATATATTATATTAATTTTCAGTTACATCAACACTATCTAGCTTTACAATATTATTAAATTTAAGTAAACATTTAGATTTTGATTGTGAATGATCTTGTTGTAAATTAGCTAACAAATCAAACGCATTACTCTTTGTTTTACGATTTGGCGCTCTATGCTCAAATCCTGAAACACGTTCTTTGAGGACTGTATTCCATAATTCTTCCATTTCTTTAATATTATCTTCAAACCACTGTCTATTTCGACACACTAATACACAACTCATTTGGTCTAATTTCCAATAAATAAACTTTATATATGTGTAATTGAATTTTTCTGACTGGTATAAATCAAGCATAGTTTCTTCCCATTTTAGTATATGGTTTGGCTCTATAATATCTAGAGGTTTATATACATAGTATGGTTTGCCTTCTTTAGTATGAAAATATAATATAATACCTTTATGTTTTAAATCCTTTGACAAACATACATTTACAAATTCATTACCATTGTAATCTTTATGAATTTGATTATCATTTATATCTTCATTAAACGCATTTTGATCAACATATTCTGTAAATCGTGTCTCTAAAAAATCGCACTCTTCTAAATCACAAACCTTCATTTGTAACTGCATTTGTATCCAATATTCCTTCTTAGGAATGCCATCAATTTCTCTATTTACAATATTTTTTATTTCTAACATGCGACCATACCGAGGCGAATTTTTATCTGTATTAATCCCATCTGGAGAAGCACCTAAGAATGCATATTCTTCATCTTGTATACAACCAAAGTCTTCTACTCCAGTCTCATATATGTACTCATATATTCTCACTGAAAGTGGCTCATATTTTTGTCCCCAATGTAATGATGAATTTACATTTACCATTTTTACTTCTTCAACCAAATCATTATCCATATTTACTACATTATTTAAAGATTGAGCATTTGTTAGCGGCTGGCATTTTTCATAGATTAATTGATTTTTAGTTGCCTGACTTTCAAATGCTTTATAAGCATTACTTGCTGTAATTAAATTATGACGAAACTGATACCATTCATGTGTTCTTTGTGCTGGCTGAGGTTTACTTCTTAAATTCTTAATTTGTTCTCCAATATAGTCATAGTCAGGTTCAAATAAAATACGTGCGTCATCATAAGATCTTAGTGGTATAAAATCTTCAAAGAAATCTTTAGTAGCTTCTTGAATAATTTCATCTAATTCTAATTCGGCATCATCATTGAAGAAAATATCATCCTCAAATTGCGCATACATAAGCTCTTCAATATTATCATCAAAAATATCCTCAAAATCTGGCTCTGTAATTATCTTTGGATTTTTTTTTATAAATTCTTCCATTAAGTATAAACAAGTATCATATAATTCAATTGCTTCACTATCACTAAAATATGGTGTATCATCTGTTTTTATTTGGTCAATAATATTTTCTAGTTCTTCTAAGGCAAAATTTAGTATTTTAGTTGTCATTATAGTTTATTAATAATATAGTGTGTTGTTTTTATACAATTATTTATTAATTATTTATTACTAATATTATATGAATAATACATATTCATATAATTCAATTTTTACATTTAGTCTGATTCTGTATCAGACCCATCTTTTGTAACAATATTCTTAGCAGTACCATTTTTCTTTGGTGCCAAACTTCTTACTGTTGATACACGCTTATCAATATTTTTTAGTGTAAAATGAATTGTTGGTTTATTAAAATGTAGTGCCGGAACCTCTTTGATTTCACCAGTGTCCTTATCATATACAACATCTTTTACCCGTTGTAATTTCTTCTTATCTAAGCAATCTTTGAAAAATGCTATAAGCTTACTATATTCTAGGTCTGTTAATCCTTGTTCTGTTTTATATTTTTCAGCAAAAAATAATAATTTTTTTGTTTTAGCCGTTTTATCTAATTTAGACCAGGGTTCATTTGCATTACAGTTTTTCTCATTTTCTAGGAACTTATCAAGTACTGATAAATTTGTAGCCGTTTTTGGCTCATTCCAGGTAGTTCCACTATTAATCATTGACTTATATTTAATTGTTTTTAATTCATTACATGTTTCATTTGTATTATTTATTTTAGTTGATACATTTATATCCATTGTTAGTTTATATAATAATATAACGTATTAAGTTTAACTCCTTTTAAAACATTATATTTATATTTATTGTTTATATTATTTATTTAATTAATAACTAATGTGTGCGAAACTCTATAAACTTTTTTGTATTATTTCATACTATGGATACTAATACAGATACTAATACAGATAATACTATAAAAAAAATATTATTAGATATATCACCAAATATAGTTTCTGAAATAAATAATATTAACTCAAAATCTAATTTGGATGAAAATGAAAATGAAGAAAATACATCTAAAAAAATGTTTATACTAACAAATCCAAATGCAGATATTAAAAATATAAAAAAAAAGGAAAAGGAGAAGAAACTGCGTGTAGAGACAAATACATGGGGACTAATTACTGATGATTTGCTATTTGAAAAACAATTATTACTTTTACAAGAAATTAATACACTTATAAAATCTGATACAACTAACAAAAAATTATTTACAAAACAGCAACAAATGATTATTAGTCATATTAAAACTAAAATATCTAGTTATAAACAACAGGATATTATAAAAAAGAAACTTAATAATACATGTTTTGTTAGTTTTGATGATGTTATAGAACTATTAATTGACGCAAATATGAAATGTTATTATTGTGCTTGTGAAACATATTTGCTTTATGAAATTGTTAGAGAAATGAAACAATGGTCATTAGATAGAATTAACAATGAAATTGGTCATAATAAACATAATTTGGTAATTTGCTGTTTAGAATGTAATTTAAAAAGGAGACGAACTAACAAAGATGCTTTTTTCTTTACTAAGAACCTTAAAATAACAAAAGAAGGTTGTTCTGAAAATGATTTAGTTTAATAATTCATTATTTTAAGTATCATAAGTATATAATGAATTATTGGAAATGGAGTAATGGTGAGAAATATTATCAAAGTGCACGAAAATATCCTGAAAAAAATGTTCAATCTAATAATCTTAATTATGATACTAAAGTAAATGCGATTGAACAGTCTTTAGCAGAAGATATGCCATCTAATTTTGATGACTTTGGATATAATGGATATAATGGGTATAATGACAATGATAATAGTGGATTTTCCAGTTTTGAATCAAGAACTGAAACTAGACGTGAAACTCTTGATAATAAAATGTCTGATCGTGAATTAATTAGTCAACGCGGAACTAATCCATATTCAATGCAAACTAGTTATGTAAATGATGTTGTTACTCGTGATATGTTTTTGAAACCAATTAATACAACACAAGGTCGTACAAAAAATCAAAATCAAGAGCAAAATCAAAATCAAGAGCAAAATCAAAATCAAGGTCAAAATCAAGATCAAGAACAATATGTTTCATAATAACAAATAATTTAAATTAGTTATTTAAATACTTCTCATACACATGGTATGGAGCAATCTGTTAGCTAAATAAGCCAAAAATGAGTTGAGCAATAAGAAGACTGTATTCATAAGGAATTTGATATCAATCTTACTCATATGTGTAACCATATAGGTAACAACTGAGATAACGCTCAAGACAAATGTAATGCCAAAGAAAATTGACAAAGCATAAAAGTAGACGCAATATTCTTCGCCTAAAGGACCAAAATAGGTGTTCATAAAACTATCCATATTAATATATTAATCCTAGATTTTATTATTTTATTTATTGCTAAAATATGTAAAATATAAAAAACTACTTAAATATATTTTTCAAAACTTAATTAATGACTACAAATAGTTCTTATACAACGCAAAATGATTTATTGCTTAAAAATCTTTTAGTATTTTACAATGTTGAAGAAAATAATAATCTTGATAATATGCTTCGAATTATTACAGGTGAATCTAAAATATCACTTCGAATTGTTGACTGGTTTGCTACTAATTATGCTAAGAAATTTTATACATTATATACTATTGAGCAATCCGCAGAAAATGTTGCCCGCCGATTTAAAGTATATGATGACTATAAATTAAAACTAAAAGCATATAGTAAGCGCCGGTTTGACCCATTTTGTCGCTGGGATCGTATCAGTATTCCTTATAAAAATGGGACATCAATTGAGACTACAATTGGGCAGTTAAATTTTTTTAAGTGGGCAATAGAAAATAAGGTTGTTGATTATATTAATGAAAATTATGAAACAATAGAAAAAGACATGAATAGTCGTAACAGTACATCAAAACGTAAGGAGACTGTCATTGATAATTCTAAGACAAGAAAAAAGCGCGAAGAGTTGTCTATTTCAGCAACAAAGAGTATTAAAAAGGAAAAGGTTGAGATTGTTGTTCATTTTAACTAATATATAGTATAATAGTCGCAACAGTCTTTGTAAATTTTTTTAATATTAACTTGAGGATATTCCATTTGTATTTTATATAAAATACGATTTCGTATTATGTATGGTATGAAATTCATTATATCACGTTTATTGCGAAACAATTTCTGATGCATTTTTGACCATTTTTGATATCCATCAAATTTTTGACATGTATCTTCAGTCTTATTTTTTATTGGCACACAAACAACTGAAAAGTATTCATGTGGTTTGCCATTACGCTCATCATCTAAAATTTTATTAATAATATTATTATATTTTTCTTGTACAATTGATTTAATATACATTTTTCTCAGATTATTTGTTGATATTTTATAATTATTATCATCACTGTAATCATCATAATCATCATTTGTAATAGTATATTTTTCACCATTATAATAGCTATCTAGCATAACAATAATTTTAAGAGCTATTAGAATAAATATAAAGAGAAGGTACATATTCATTTTATATTTTTTTGTATTGTTGTCTTTTATTTACCTTTATTTTTGTAAATAAAAATAATCTATATTATAAATTCAATTTTTTAAATATCATATTAAAAATAATCAGTTATAGATTATTAAACACAAATAATCTATAAATGGGAAATACACAATCTATGCGAAAAATTAATTTTGAAGATATGCAAACAGTTATAAAAAACCCTGAAACTTACTTACTTATTAATACACTTCCATTAAGTGAACAACAATGCCTAATACGTGGCACTGTTAGTTGTGAACAAGAAGAAACTGCTATTAATAAATATATTAGAGAAAATAAAGGTCTCAAAATTATCATATATGGAAAAAATTGTAATGATGATAGTATACATAAAAAATATCAACAATTGATTACTCTTGGGTTTTATAATGTATATGCTTATAAGGGTGGCATGTTTGAATGGTTAATGCTTCAGGATATCTATGGAATAGAAATGTTTCCTAGTACAAAACTAGAAAAAGATTTACTTAAATTTAAACCAGCTTCAATATTAAATATATCACTATTAGAGAATTAAATATCAGGAAATAATACACCTTCAATTTGGTTCTTTTTATTAGGTGATAATTTCTTTGAACTTATCTTCTCTTTTTCTTTCTCATTATCTGCTATTTTTAATGAAGGAAGCATTAATCCGCTTTTACCATTATCTTCATTAACATCTAATACATCTAGTGCCATATTAGATAAATAATCGGCACGTTTATTAAACTCTCGATATACATGTGTAAATATAATGTTATCAAATTGCGATTTTAATTGTTGAACTTCTTGATATAGTTCCTGTAATCCTGGATTTTTTACTTTATATTGTCCATTAATTTGATTAATTACCAATTGACTATCTCCATAAACTTGTAAACATTTAATATCTTTAGACAATGCTTCTTTTAGTCCCAATATTAATGCACTATATTCTGATTGATTGTTAGTTTTAATACCAATATATTGACATGATGCCCATATTTCTTGTCCATTTTCAAATATAACTGCTCCTATTCCTGCTGGACCTGGATTGCCTCTTGATGCGCCATCAAAATTTAATGTATATTCTAATTGTTTAGATACACTCATTTCAATATATTTATGTTTAGGACTAGGTGTTCCAAGTGTTGATACATATTTTGCTGATGATAATGGTATAATAATATTTAAATTTGGCTTTGTAGGTTTATTGCTATTTGAAGACATTATATTTATTTATATTTATTATTTTATTTTTAATTTATAATTCAATTTTTGTTATAAATTTAATTATAATTCTAGTATAAAAATGCTTCCTACAAGTTTTCTAGTATTGTGTTTAGTTTTGTTTTTATCACCAAATATCTTCATAGTTAAGGGTGATACTGAATGTCCAACAGTAACAACTTCTGGTGATCGTAGAACAAATAAAAACTCATTACGTATTATCCAATACAATGTTGAATGGCTCTTTGTTGACTATAATAGTAATGCCAAATGTCCTGGAACTGGATGCCCTTGGACAACAACAGATAATGCTAAAACACATTTATCATATGTAGCAAATGTTATTAAAGGTCTTAATCCAGATATTATTAATTTTTGTGAAATAGAAGGTTGTGATGAACTTAATATGTTAAAAACGGAACTAAATGATAATAGTTATAATCCATATTTAAAACAAGGTACTGATACAAGTACTGGTCAAAATGTTGGAATATTAACTAGAATTGATCCACTTGTTAGTTTATATCGTACTGAGGAGAGAATTTCATATCCCGTTCAAGGGTCAAAATGTGGTTATACTGGATCATCATCAACATCTGGTGTTAGTAAGCATTATATTACTGAATTTAATTTGAATGGATTAAAAACGGCGCTTATTGGTGCTCATTTACTTGCATATCCTACTGATTCAACACGATGTGCCGAACGAGAAGCTCAAGCACAAGTACTACAAAATGTAATTTACAGCTATATTTCTAAAGGTTACGAAGTTATATTTTTAGGCGATTTAAATGATTTTGACGCAGAAGTTCCCGATATTAATTCTGATAAACCAATTTCTTATGTCCTAGATACATTGAAGGGACTATTTGGCACAAAAAAAGGCACTTATACACTTACAAATGCTGCGTCAAAGATAGCGCAATCAGAACGATATAGTGACTGGTATGACTCAGATAATAATTGTGATACAAGTTCTCAAAAAGATTATTCAATGATTGATCATGTACTAATGAGCTCTAAAATTTTTAATAAGATTTCTAAGGTATCTATATATCACGGATATAAAGAATATTGCGATAAATTAAATTCGGATCATTATCCAGTAGTAGTTGATTTAACTTTTTAAAAAGTTAAAAAACTTATATATTAATAAATATTATATTATTTAATAATATATAATGGCTAATATAGTCAATATTTTTAGTACTATGTATGAAAAACGTAATTTTTTAGTAATGGTGTTTCTTAATTTATTAATTCAATTATGTATTACATATTACGTAATGACTAAGACAAATAATCCTGAGATAAACTCAATTCCGTTATTTATAGCACTACTCATAATTATTTTTATATTTGTTTTTGTTCCAATGCCTAAGATAATGAAATTTGCTTTATTTGCATTATTTTCATATGTATTTGGAGTTATGCTTAGTGTTTATAAAAAGAAATATAGTTTAACCGCAATTGATACTGCTATTCAAGGTGCTATGTCAGTATTTGGCGTTATGTTAGCAACTGGTATAGCATTAACTGCTGGTGGAATTAATTTAGGCTACAAGTTTGGTGCCTTTTTATTTTGGTCATTATTATTATTAATTGTATTTCGTTTAGTTTTTGTATTAGGTCAACATATGACCCAAGTTAATAAATATCTCTCATTTTTTGGAATAATATTGTTTGCATTGTATGTTTTATATGATACAAATGAAATTTTACAAAGAAAATATTATGGTGACTTCTTATTAGCATCAATGGACTATTATTTAGATATTATTAATTTATTTACAAATTTTCTCAATTTTAATTCTAACAACTAACAAAATATCTAATAAAATAATTATATAACTAACAAAATAATTATATAAACATAGTTTAATTATATTTATAACATAACTAAAATGTCAAACTATAAAAATGGACGAATGCCAAAAAATAAATATTTAAATTTAATTAAAAATGGATGTATAAAAGAAAAATCATGTCACAAAAAACAATCTACAGTAATATCAAGATTTAATAATGGACTAAAATGCTCAAGAGACGCTGAAGGAAATGTATTATGTGCTGGATGTAAACTTTTGTTAATTCCTAGAAATCAATCAAATGATGTATATAGTAAATATATATCAAAAATAATTAATACTGGTGGTTGTTATAATTGTTGCTACGATTGTGAATTTTCATCATTTTGTAATAAATGTACTCTTAATTGGATAAATAAACATGGTAATTATGTATCAACATGTCCTTATTCTTTTTTAGAACAAATAAAAAATAATTCATATACTCGTGGAAGATATAGTAGGATTGATAAAGACCATTACGAATGTTTAAAAGAAGTATTTAAAAATGATCTAAAATATAATAATAGTTTTTATGGAATGTTTATAGATCCATATTTTTTAATGGAACTATATAAAGAAAATAATTATAAAGATAATTTTCGCTTGTATAAGAATGTTGTTAAAAATATTTTATCTGAATTGCCAATATATGATACAGATATAGATTTAGAAAAAGATGATTATAATGAATTTTATATTACATCAGAAAAAGTACAAAATAAATTTTTTGAAATCCGTAATAGTAGAGAAAAAAAATCTATAAAGGAAATAAATGAAAAATTAGATGAAAAATTAGATGAAAAACTAGATGAGCAAATAGATAAGATAAAGTCTAGACCAGAAATGAAGGGACCATTAGTTCCTAGTTTTGCATCTTTATTTAATACTATTAATACTGCTAAAAAACTATATGCTTAAAATTATATTCTAGAAAATAACTAATAAAAATTTAGATATAATCACAAATAACTGCTATTAATTCATTATTTTCATTTTTTATAATTTGAAATGGCTTACCACAGCCATATATTTTATTTTTTTCTATATAATAATCACATAGTTCTTTAGATGCATGTGGGTCTATTTGTTTTCCTGATTCAATTAAAATACCGTGTCTAAAAATACAACAATTTAATTGTTCTATTAATACTAGTTCTTTACAATGAGGACAAAAAAGACAAATATTTATTTCTATACTATTGTTAATATTAGTATTCATATTATAAATATATTTACAATATTATTTATAATATGCTATTTATAAATTATTTTATTATATTTTTAAAAATTGTTTAATTGATCTAATCCATTCATTAACTACTTCACTATTTTCAAATATATCTTGGTTTCCATCTAAAACTAATTGATTTAATTTCATATCTTCATCTACATTAATAGCTAATATTTCATTAAGAAATTCTTCATGATATTTATTACATGAATTAAGATAAGATAATGAAATTACTTCTTCACCAACACGAGATCTTTTATGAATACGTTCATAACATTTGTTAGGATCAGTATTTACATAAATAACTTCATTTACTGGAAAATCTTTTGAAAATTCATCAAACCAATTTAAATAAATTTGATAGTTTACATCTTCTATTTTGCCCTGATCATATAACATTTTTGCAAATACATATTTATCTGTATATAAACTGCGTTCAGTTATAATTATATATTTATCAGAAGTTTTTTGTCTTAAAATTTTATTAATAACATTTTTAACAGTTTCTCTTAAAATAGATAATCTAGAAATATATGCCATCATTTGAAAGGCAAATGAATATTCTTTTTGATTAGCATAAAATTTTTGCAACATTGTATTACCATCTTTGTCCTTAATTTTTTCCCATTCATCAACTGGCTCTCTTAAAAATATTATATTATTATTTTCTCTAAATAATTCTTTTAATTTTTCTAGCAATGTAGATTTGCCAGAGCCAATATTTCCCTCAATAGAAACGATATTTACAAAATAGTTAAGTGACATTTTATTTTATATTATATTATTTATAATGTTATTTTTATTTGGTTTTTATAATTCAATTTTATTTTGGACATCAAAAAAATTGATTTATAAAAGCTACTTAAAGAAATAAATATTAATTATAATAAACACTTTTACCTACATTAAAATGGATCTTAAACAAATTAAATTGTCTAAATCTGAATGGGACAGTATTGAAATTCCCGTTTCTAGTCAAGAAAATGAGGTTCTTGATTTAATTATCAAAGGATATTCTGATGTGAATATCAAAATTAATAAAACAGATTCTCTCTTTACATTTCTAAAGATAGAATTTAGCAGTGAAATAGAAGAATATTTATATAATAAATACTTTGCTGATAAAGTAAAAAATATTGTATCGAAGCAAGGTTACACATTTATTAAATTTGAGAAAAATAAGAGTAAAAAAGATAAGAAAAAAACTGTTGAAAATGAATTATCTGAGCATGATAATAATAGTAAGACTGAAAATATTTGCTACATTGATATTGTTGCTGATGTTAAATTAAAAACTAAGGATCAAATTAGATTATCTCGTAGCGAAAATATTGATAGTGTAAATTCAAATATATATGAATTTGTGTTGTTCAGACATTTTGAACAAATGATAAGTGAAAAAACTGCTAATAATAAACATTGGTTATTTCATTATTATACTCTTAGTAACTTAGTTAATAATAATATTCAATATATTAATATACACTTGAAACGCATTATTATTGCTGTTCTTGAGTATTATGAAACAAATAATGAGGTTGATTTGGGCTATATTATACAAAACTCATATGAATTTATTGAGCGCAATGCCAATTTATTGAAATATAGTGATTTAACTTTGTATGATCATCAGAAAGAAATATTTAATTCTGTAAAGAGTAAACAACCTAAATTAGTTTTATATATTGCTCCTACAGGAACTGGTAAAACATTGACACCTCTTGGATTATCTGAAGGGCATCGTGTTATATTTGTATGTGCTGCTAGACACGTTGGGCTTGCTTTAGCAAGAAGTGCAATTTCTGCTAATAAGAAAATTGCGTTTGCCTTTGGTTGTTCTAGTGCTGAAGATATTCGTCTACATTATTTTGCCGCCAAAGATTATACAGTTGATAGACGTAGTGGAGCAATTAGAAAGGTTGACAATTCAAATGGTGTCAAGGTTGAAATTATGATATGTGATATACGTTCTTATTTACCTGCTATGTATTATATGCTAGCATTTAATAAACCTGAAAAGATTGTAGTTCAATGGGATGAGCCAACAATTACAATGGATTATGATAATCATTTACTTCATAAAATTATAAAGAAAAACTGGAGTGAAAATCTTATACCAAATATGGTTTTATCATCTGCTACTTTACCAAAAGAGCATGAACTTGTACAAACAATTTCTGATTTTAAGGCAAAATTTAAGAATACTCGTATTTTCAATATTGTTAGTCACGATTGTAAGAAAACTATACCACTAATTGATAATAATGGTTATGTAATTATGCCGCATTATCTAAGTGAAAAATATGAAGATGTTTTAAAAGTTGTAAATCATTGTGAAGAACATATGACACTTTTAAGATATTTTGATCTAAAAGAAACAGCATTATTTGCTATGTATGTTGAACGAAATAATTATATAAAGACACCTGCTAAATTTTCACGTAATTTTGCAAATGTTTCTGATATTAATATGAAGAGCATAAAATTGTATTATTTGAAAGTTCTTAAAAATATATTGCCTGAATCATGGAATTCTGTATATAACGCATTTCAACTTGGTAGAAAACAGAGAATTATGCCAAATACATCAATTGATCCTAGTGGAAATAAAGTAACAAAAATGCGCAGTATTGGAGCTGTAGAACAATCTAGTTCTAACAATTCATTAGGTGGAGGTATATTGTCTCGAATGGCATCAACTGGTTCAGTTCCAACTAATATTAATACAAGTAATACTATTCCTAAGGGCAGTTGTGCTATTTATGTTACTACAAAAGATGCTTATACATTAACAGATGGTCCTACTATATTCTTAGCAAATGATGTTCATAAAGTTGCTAAGTTTTGTATTCAACAATCAAATATTCCAGCAAGTGTAATGAAAGATATTATGGAGAAAATAGAGTTTAATAATACATTGAACGAAAGAATTTATGATATTGAAAGCGAATTAGCATTTGAGGAAGAGAAAATAACTAACAAATTATGCGGTTCTAGTGGTACATCAAAATCATTGGAAAAGAAAAATAAAAGTAAGAGCAAAATTGCATTCGATATAGTTGAAAGAACTGATGATAATAATATTGTTAAAATGCGCGACACACTCGAAGAACTTAAAAAGATGGTTAAAAGTGCGACACTTAATGATGTATTTGTTCCTAATAAATTGGCACATTTGGGCATATGGGCAGAAAATGTGAAGACTGATACAAAAAATGCATTTACTAGTAATATTGATGAGGCCACAATTTCATCTATTATGTTACTAAAGGATGTAGATGATAGTTGGAAGGTTCTACTTCTTCTTGGTATTGGTGTATTTACTGAACATAAAAGTATTGCTTATACTGAAATTATGAAGAAGTTAGCTGATAAACAATTGTTATATTTAATTATTGCGGATACTGATTATATTTATGGTACTAATTATCAGTTTTGTCATGGTTATTTGAGTAAGGATTTGAATATGACACAAGAGAAAATTATTCAAGCTCTTGGTAGAATTGGTCGTAATAATATTCAGCAAGAATATAGTGCCCGCTTTAGAGATGATGCTCAAATTAAGACATTATTTACCAGTTTTAGATCAGATGAAAAACCAGAAGTATTAAATATGAATATGTTATTTAATTCAGCAAATATTAAATGGAATGGAACTGATTATGTTGAAATAGCTGATACAAGTAATTCAACAAATAATACTAATGAAGATAATAATAGTGATAATAGTGATGATGAGTAAAATAAATAACTCTGATATAAGAGTAAATAAATAACTCTGGTATAAGAGTAAAATTATAAATCAGAATTGCTATCTTTTTTATTTTGATTTTCCTTTAATAATTTTATACCTTTTTCATAATATGGATTTGCTTCTGATAATTCTGTTGAATTATTATTAAGTTGAAAATGTTTTGAAGTTAATAACCATGAACGCTCAAATTTTGTGTCTAAATCAACATGGTTTCTAATATAGTTAGTTAAAGAGAGAACTTTTATACCAGATCCTGCATTATATTTGTCTGATTCATCATTTATATCAGAATATATTTCTATACCATAATTTTTATATACACTAAATAATTGAGGATCAATTAAAACAATATTACCTGTTTCTGTATACCAAAGTATTGTTGCGTGTTTTTCTCTTTTACCTGGATATAAGAATATTGTAATAAATCCTTTTCCAATACTAGAACAATATTTTTGTAATTGTGTTACATATAATTTGGCACGATAATCAATCAATTTATTGGGACCCATACTTTCCTGTATTTCAGCATTAGTTACACCAAATAATGAAAAATCTAGCCATTTAGTTTCTAAAGTAGCATTAATATTTAAATTTTGTGATATAGTATCAGCAGTCATTTTTACAACATTTAATAAATTATTTACATGAGTTTCAAGTGATATAGTTTTTAGAAAAAATAAAACATTTGAAGCACATGTGCCTTTTGGATTTTCAAATACTAATGAATTTTTACCTGCGCTAATTATTCTAGATAAAACATCTTTATCTTTTGTTAGTGTTAAAGCATCGGATGATAAGGGATTAAAAATTAGAAATACTAATATTATAAAATAAAATATAAATAATTTTGTTCCACCTTTTTGATTATAATTTTTTTTAGTTTTTTTATTTTTTCTATTAGAGGTTCTTTTAGTTTTATTTTTTTTATTTTTAATTGTTTTATATTTTTTTCCTTTGAATTTTTTATTTATATACTTTCCTCCCTTTATTGTTAGTTTATTCATTTCTTCATTTACATTTTTATTCATTATAGTATTATTAAATAGAGTAGATTCAATTTGATTTATTATATTATTACAATTTTGTTCTATTTGTCCTGTTTGTTCTATTTGTCCTGTTTGTTGTAATTCCTGAATTGATATTAAAAAACTAATTGGTATCTTTATATCTGTTTTAATTGTTGTAATATTTATTGTACTTGGTTCTGTATTTGTTGTAGTTGTTTCTATTGACATTATTTATATTATCTAGTTATTATAAATTATTGTAAATAATATTTACTAAAATTGAAAATATTGTATTTTCTTTATAAAACAAAATATTATGAATTATAAAGAAATGTTCTGTAAATTATTTATAACTTGTTTACTATTTGTTAGTTCATTTGCTTTTCAGGATATAAAATTTAACAAACCTAATTGTAACTTATATTATCTTAATGATGTACATAAACAAATGTTAAGAAATCAAAAATCTGTAAATAAACTTGTTATTGATAATATGATAACACAGCTATCAAAAATATCTGGACAGTCTGTTGGTCAAATAAAGGCTTGTGTTGCACCAAACCGCAATATATTGTTATCAAAAAATAATAAAAATAAAAAATAAAAATATAGCTATTATAAGTATTATACATTATCTTCAGCCATTTTAATAATTAACTCATTTATACCATTATTAAAATCTTTATCAATTGTCCAACCCAGATTTTTTACTTTTTCATTACTAATATAATATCGTTTATCATTAAATGGTCTATCTTCAATATATGTAATCCAATCATCATAGTCCATTGTTTTCTTAATTTTTTCTATTAATATTTTTGCAATATCTAACACAGTATATTCATGATGATCGTCACTACCAATATTATATATTTCTCCAGTTTCTCCCTTTTCTAATACTAATTTTAATGCTGAACATACATCATTTACATGTAAAAATGCTCGCACATTTGATCCATCTCCTTGTATTGTAACCTTTTTATCCTGTTGTAATTGTTGAATAAATCTTGGTATAAGTTTCTCTGGATACTGATTTGGACCATATACATTATTACCACGTGTAATTATAATTGGCATTTTAAATGAATGATAATATGACTTAGCAATCAATTCGGCTGCTGCTTTTGTCGCAGCATAAGGATTTGTTGGACATAATATAGAGTTTTCATTTTTCTTCTCTTCATTTTCATTTAACATTGATTCTCCATATACTTCATCTGTTGATATATGAATAAATCTTTTAATTTTTTTATTATTTCTATCATATTTTCTACAAGCTTCTAACAAAGTATGTGTACCTTGAACATTATCATGTGTATATTGTAGCGCATCTTCAAATGAATTTTGAACATGTGATTGTGCCGCAAAATGGATAATTGTATCTATTTGATAAATATTTAAAATATTTGATACTAGATCATACGAGCATAAATTACCTTTAACCAGATGATATCGCGATGAATTACGTACTTCTGAATCAATATTAGTTTCAGAAGCACAATAATACATTGCGTCTAAATTTACAATAGTTGCTTCTAAATTTTGCTTAAAGTAATAGTTTATAAAATTGGATCCAATAAATCCACATCCACCAGTAATAAGAAGTTTCATTTCTTTTATTTTTATATTGTAAATTATTAATTTATTTATAACTTATAATATTTTTATAACTCTATTATTTCTTATTTTTCATTCTTAATAATACATCTCTAACTGCTTCATTAATAGTTGATACCTTATTTTTTAGCCCTAAAGAAATATTTATTAGTTTCATTGTATCTAAACAATTATTTGAACGTTTTGATGCTAAAATTTGGTTCTGTTCTTCAATTGAAAAATTCTCCCAAGTAAAATTTGGATCAACAATTTCCTTATACATGCTTAATATTTCATTATGTGAAATTAGTCCAGGGTTTGTTAGATTTACTGTTCCTACTTGATTATTTAAAGCCATCTCTATTAAAACTGGCAATAACTCATCTAAAACTGTCATTGAG